AAATAGTCGAGCAAGCAAGAAGGCTTAGAGAACAGCGTGATATTGATCTGCGAGGCCTGTCACCGTCGCTGGTCGCTCACCGGGAGAGATATTAGACGAGCGACCTGCCCCAGATGCCACCAGCGCAGGGTCACCGCTGGCAGGAAACGGGCATGGGGTCGTAGGAAGGCCAGCGGAGCCCGTACAGGTGCCTTGCCCTCCGGCCCTCCTCCTACAGCGGAAGAGCTACTCCGGCTCATGGCTGACGCCGACGCCAAGGCGGAGCGGGCCATTGAAACGGCCCGGTCCATCGCCGCCCGGTTCAGCAGAAATCGACCCGACCGGCCTTGATGTGGAACCGGGACCGGCACCCGGTCGTGATCTCGCAGACGATCCGCCCGGACATCGCCGACAGGTCGCGATAGTCGTGGCCGACGAACGACCACGAGCCCTCCGGCTTCCACAGCGTGATGGTGTGGACGTCGCCGCCGCGATGCCGGGTGAATGCCCAGTGACATGCCGGGCACTTCATCGAGAGGCCTTCGGCCTTCGCGATGTCGTCGGTGTAGTCGTACTCGAAGCGGTCGCTGCGCTTGACGAAGTGCGGATCGAGATCAGTGAGCTTCATCAGCCGTCCTTCAAATCACGCCCACCAATCCGGGCGATGGCGAAGGTCATAACACCGATGTTCGCTCCGACAAATATTCCAGCCGCGAATGTCACCCAGCACATGGCGATCACCTGCGCAGCGGTGCGCCGAACACCTGCCAGCCCAACAGGACGAACAGGATGAACAGCAACAGAGTGCTGGCTCCGGCCCATGCCGCAGTGAGCATGCCGAAGTGTAGCAAGCCACCGAACACCAGCCAGATCAGCATGATAATCCAGAAAGCGAGACCAAGGTTCATGTCATCCTCCTTCCAAGGAACATGTTTCAACGCGCGACGTTCTCATTCGCTACCCCACAAACCCAAGGAGAACGAACGTGGCAAACGATCAAGCGAAGCATACTGAGCAAGCCAAGGCCGACAAAGAGAAGTCCGATCAGGTCCACGTCCAGAACGTGAAAGACGCGCTCGACCGCATCTCTCAGGTGAAGGACAGCCCGCAGCAAGTTCAGGCGGCTGTCGATCAGGCGAAGGCGCAGCTTAACAGCTACGTCACGCAGTCACAGCAGAAGTAACTATCCTTCGAACGGATAGATCACTTCGACCTCGTCGTCGGTCTCGATCCCAAGGTCTGCCATCAGTCCCGGTGAGAGATCGGCGACGCGTTCAGTAGAATGATGCGGTCCCCAGTCAGCGGGGAATGCAGTGAACGATCTCCCGGTGCGCAGTGATCGCACCAGCGCGGTGTGCTCCAGCAATGTTTCTTTGGGAGTCCGCGAATAGTCCCAGCGACACGCGACGTAGTGGATGAACGGATTCAGTTGCCGCGCGAGTCCCATGTGCTTCCAGTCAGGATGATCAGGCAGGAAGAGATGCGGCGCATCGTCCTTCGAGAATATGAAGGCGAGCCCTTCGTCCTCCGTGACTCCGGTGTCCTCCGGTCCGCCGAATTGGCTGCACGTTCCGATGGCGTGGAAGGATGCGTCGTCAGGCGGGATCGGTTCGAGATCGGTCTCCTCGCCACCAAGCTCGTCGGCCATCGCCTTGATGATGTCCTCAAATCTCTCCTCGTAAATCCTGCAGTCGGTCTCAGAGTCCACGAAGCAGATTTCCGCGAGCAGCGCCGGAGCTTCAGTCGAGTTCAGGAATTTCAAATCGGTCCGCTTCTTCGCACCGCGATTGATCAGACCACACGATGCGACGGCGGCGGACATCTCTGTCGCGAGCGCTTGCTGCGTGACGTAGAGCATCTCGACTCCACGGCCTTGCTCGCAGGGCTCGTAGGCGTTGAAGTGAATCGAGATCGCGAGATCGCACTCAATCGAGTTGTGCCAGTCGCAGATATTCTCAAGGTTCTCTCCCTGCGAGTCCGAAGTGTTATCGTGATAGGTGTGCACCTCGATGCCGCGCTCTTCCAGTTCGATGGCGAGCGCATCTACGACGCGGCGGGCTTCCTCAACCTCGTTCAATATTCCTACGGCACCTTGCACCTTGGCTCCGTGCCCGCTGCTTATGGTGATCGTCGTCATTGCTGACTCCTATTGTTGGTTGAGGCCGCCCCATCGATCCTCGAATGTTGCTGGCGGGAATCGATCATCAAAGTTTGCTGAATCGATCTTGGCGAACTGCTCTTTCCATCGCGGTGGCGGTTCTATTTCCCACCGCTTGTACCACGCCATCGCTGCGCGGATGTCGAGTTCGCTTGGATCGTTGTTGTGCCAGTAACCCCAGTATCGATCCATCGGTGCTCGACCGGGGATCAAAGGATTCTCCGCACGCTCCTTGATGTAGTTCTCCTCGTAGGCTTCCTTGCCGACCTTCGCCTCTTCGGCCTTCTTCTTCTCTTCCTCTTCTTTGGTCGCGGCGACCTGCTCCTTCGTCTTCCGCTTCCAGTTGTAGTCGCCCTCCTGCGGAACGAAGTTCTGCACGTTGCATCGCGTGGTGTAGCCGACGCCTCGCGTGTAGTTGTGCTCCGCTTCGGAAACGTAATAGTTGCCATCGACACCCGGTCGAGCATTCACCAGCTTGAGATTGCAGTGAGCGTGCGCACGCGGCTCGCCGTTGATCAGCACCCAACCCTGACCGCGCTTTGACTGGCTGTCCTGCGATGCGCCTTCGTTGTTCTGTCCGCCTTCGACCTTGCCGATCACAGCGCCGACGGTCTGCGCGATGGACTTGGCACCGCCGAACGGATTGCCATCGCTGCCGCCGCCAATCTCACCAGCGACCTTGTCCCAGTTCGCTGCGTTGAAATCGAAGAACCTCGCAGACGCGCCGCCGTATTGCGGACGGCCAGAGAACGGCTTGATGCGCCAGCCGATCAGGTTGACACCCCATACCGCTTCGATGGGAAACATCACGACGCCATCAGCGTTGACGCCTTCGCCCTTGCCGACCAGCGTTGCGATGCCATTGTTGATCGAGAAGATGCCGCCGGTCTCACGCGCCATGCGCTCGCCAAACATCTGGGCGCTCTCATTCGTCGCCTGCCAGAAGTCGCGCTTCAGCTTCTTCATGCCCGGCGACATCTTGAACTGCAGCCCTGCAGCGCCGAACACCTTGTTGCCGATCTCTTCGAGCTTGTGCTTGCCCTCACCGGCCTGTTCGGAGTCGTCCTTCTTGCCTTCGCCGACGGTGGCGGTCTGCTGCTCCTTCGCCTGCCCCTTGGTGTTTCCACCAGTGCCGCTGATCCAGAGCCTGCGACCGCCGCCCTTCCTGCCGAAGCCACTCTCCACCTCCGACACCCAGCCAGCGAACACCACTTCGAGTCCGGGTCCGTCCCACTTCATCTCGTTCTGGATCGTCGCCGCCGTGATGTCCTTGTCGTCGGCCAGTGAGTTGTTGCCGCGACCGAAGTCGATCACGCGCGGGCCTTCACCAGCCCAGCCCATCATCACAGTCAGCGGCACGTCGTCGGGCGGGATCACCAGTTCGCAGTAGCGATCATCAAGCTCGATGTGCGCTTGGCTGTGACCACCCTCGACGCTGTCAGTCACCTGCACCGATATCAGGTATGGGTTCAGCCGTTCGGTCACGTCCTGCATGCCGTGAACGATAATCTTGCAGGCGGCGTGGCGGCGTGGGCCTTGATGCTCGACCATTTATCTATCCGTCGGCGTTGTCACGAACGGTGTCGTGCCCTGCACCATGTGACCTTCGGGCGTGGTGCCCCAGAGCACGATGCTGTTCTTCGGTTGCGGCGATCCGCTCAGCACTGCGTAGTCAATCGGGATGCGCACTTGCGTGCCCACCGGGAGGAACGGCGAGAAGCGATGTATCTTGGCCAGATGCGGATTATCGTCAAGCATGCGCTCGACCATCAGCGGTGCGCGGTTGCGATACCTGCGCCACAGGATCACATCGGCGGTGATGTAGTCCGAACCAACAGTGACGACGTCGTAGCTGGTAACGGTCATGCTTCTGTCATCCCAGAATTATCTTGAGCGGAATAAATCTGCATGATGCCAGCCGCCGGATCGTTCGGGATCGGCACGCGCTGGAAGCTCGCTTCGAAGTCGATCTGCTGACCGACGCCATCACGGTGGATGTGGGTGTGAGCGCGGTTGAGAGACTCGATGATGAACCATCCGAAGTGCCAGCCGTCGCCACGGATCAGGATGTGCGCCTGACCAAGCCTGCGCATGTTGTCGAGCACGTCGAGATGAAACAGGCCGCCCGACGACGGCAGTCCGCCGGTCTGCTCGCGCAGCAACTGCGTCTCCGGATTTATCTCCGCTCCGGCACCGATGACTGGCTGGTTGATGTTGCGTCGCTTGCCGGTGTTCGGATCAATTGATCGCCGCATCATCCGCGCGAAGTAGTGCGGGAAGACGCGGCCCTTCACCGTGATCATCTCCTCGCCTTCACCGACCCACTCTCGATAGAG